ATATGACGTTCGGGAGATCGCTTTCGACCCTTGGAACGCCACTCAATTCTCGAATGACCTCCAGAAGGCCGGCATCGCCGCCGAGCGCCTCGTGAAGTTCCCACAAACCATCGGAATGTTCGCGGAACCCACCAAGCGCCTCATCGAGGAGCTCATCCTGGCCCGCAAGCTGGCGCATCTCGGCAATCCGGTGCTGCGCTGGATGGCTTCGAATCTGGTCGTCTGGCAAGACGGCAATGGAAATAAACGGCCGACGAAGAAATCCGCCCGCGGAAAGATTGACGGCGTCGTCGCTTTGATCATGGCTCTCGGCCGCGCGATCGCCTCGCCAGATGATTCCGGCTCGGCTTACACGGCGGAACGCGGAGTGATGCTCCTGTGAGCGGTCAGCGGGCGCGGCCAAAGGGTCTGCGAGGCTTAGCATGGAGAATCGGCAACGCATTTCAGGCCATTGCCGCCGGCCAGGCGCTTCCGCCATGGGATGACTACTGGTATCAGCGGCCTGGCTTCGATTCCGCCGCCGGCATGGCGGTTTCGCCGGAAACGGCCATGCGGCTTTCCGCCGTCTATGCCTGCGTGCGCGTGCGGGCGGAGACCTTCGGGGCGTCGACCGCAATCATCGGCAAACGCTATCCCGACAGCCGCGAAGAGCTCGCGACCGACCATCCGCTGTATGACGTGCTGCATTCCAAGCCGAATCAGTGGCAAACGGCGCTGGAATTCTTCGAGATGATGCAGGCGCATCTCGATCTGCGTGGCAATGCGTTTTCTCGCATTGTTCCAGGGCCGCGCGGCGCCGTCGACCAATTGATTCCGCTTCATCCAGATCTTGTTCAGGTCCTCCGGATGCCCGACGGAAAGCTGAAGTACCAAGTGCGCTCCCGGTTCGATGCCGAAGTCGATTACTTCATGCAAGAAGAGATCTTGCACCTGCGCGGATTATCCTCGGACGGGCTTGTCGGGCTGAGTCCCATCGCTCTGCAAAGGGAAATGCTCGGCCGCGGCCTGGCGATGCAGGACTACGGAGCCCGGTTCTTCGCGAACAATTCGAAGCCTTCCGGCATCCTGCAGCACCCAGGGAAATTCAAGGACGATGCGGCACGCAAAAAGTTCGCCGAGTCCTGGCAGCTTGCCCAGACGGCCGAGAATGCGCACCGGGTCGCTGTGCTCGAAGAAGGCCTAAAATATGAGGCCATCGGTATCTCGAACGCCGATTCACAATTTCTCGAGGCGATGAAGCTGAACCGTGAGGAAATCGCGGGTATTTTCCGCGTCCCCCCCCACAAAATCGCCATCCTCGAGCGTTCGACAAATAACAACATCGAGCATCAGGGGATCGAGTTCGTCACCGATTGCATGCATCCAATCGCGGCGCGGTGGGAAGCGCGGATCAACTGCGATCTGCTCGAACCGCTAGAAATTACCAGCGACGACGGCGCGGAATACTTCGTGAAGTTCAAAATGGACAGCCTGCTGCGGGGCGACCTGAAGAGCCGCTATGACGCTTACGCGATCGGGCGCAGTTGGAGCTGGCTCTCTCCTAACGACGTCTGCCAGCTCGAGAACCGCAATCCGATTCCGCCAGAGAAGGGCGGCGATGATTACCACGTCCCGCTGAACTACAAAATCGCCGGTGCCCCTAACCAGTCGCCAGACAATACGCCGGCAGATGAGCCTCCAGACAATTCCGATAGCGCCGCTCCTGCGGACGACAGCGTCGGAGCCCAGCGGGCGGCCAAGCTATTCGCACCCGAAGCCGCTCAGCGGATGGTGCGCAAAGAAGTGAATGCGCTCCGGAAGTCTCTCCGCCGAGCCGCCGGTGCGAGCGGTGCCTTCAACGAGGAACTGTTTCACGCCGAGGCCGCGCAATTTTACGACGAGCACCGGGTGCTGATCGCCGATGTGATGAAGGTGTCCGGCGACAAGGCTGCGCACTATACCGGCGAAAATCTCCGGTTGCTCGATGACATGCCCGGCCAGGACGCAAAGGCCTCGGCGATCGATTGGATTGAGGACAGCGGCTCGGATGCGCTCGCGAAGATGTCAATTGAGGCCGTAAAGGTTCTCGTGACGAAAGGAAACACGCGATGAAATATGGTCACGTCTACACCGAAGTATTCCGGAAGCCATGGGCGATTCTCCCCGAGAAGTTCAAGACCATCGCGGAGATCGTCACGCTGCGGGCGATGGGCGAGAAGCTGACCGAGGAAGAAATTCGGGAACGGCTGAACGCTGCAAGCCATCCTGAAGCCGCCGCCGGACCACGGAACGGCAAAAACTATGGAACCGTGGCCCTGATCCCGGTTTATGGGGTCATTTCGCAGCGCATGAACCTGATGACGCAGATTTCCGGCGGAACCTCGATCGAGAAGCTGACCTCGCAACTCCGGACCGCGCTATCGGACACAAACGTCTCGGCGATCGTGATGGATGTGGATTCGCCTGGCGGCGGGGTCGAGGGTGTTCCCGAACTGGCCGACGAAATCCTCGCCGGACGCTCGCAGAAGAAGATCATTGCCGTCGCAAACGGCATGGCCGCGAGCGCCGCATATTGGCTGGCATGCTGCGCGACCGAGCTCGTGGTCACCCCGAGCGGTCAGGTTGGATCCATCGGAGTGTTTGCAGCGCACGAGGATATGTCGAAAGCGCTCGAGCAGGAGGGCGTAAAGGTATCGCTGGTGAGTGCGGGCAAGTTCAAGACAGAAGGCAATCCCTATGAGCCGCTGACGGATGAAGCGCGTGCGGCGCTGCAGGCCAAGGTGGACGAGTTTTACGGCATGTTTGTGAAATCCGTCGCGAAGGGCCGCAAGGTTTCCCAGGAATCGGTGCGAGGTGGTTACGGAGAGGGGCGCATGCTCCTGGCCGGCGCCGCGGTGAAGGAAGGCATGGCCGACCGTATTGCGACACTCGATGATGTGCTCGGCAAGCTCGGCGTGAAGTCCGCAACACCCGCCGCAGTCGCCGAAGATGTACATCCCCCGGTCGCTGCTCTACTCCGGCGCGGGCGCGAACTCGATTTGCATTGAGTTTCGGTAGTGGCCCGGAAGCAGTGGGGAAGGCAAGAGACTGCATCTCGCAACAAAAAAACGTTTCTGGCGCGACATGCGGATAGCGATGAATCGAGAGACGGAGGCACTCGGGCAGTTTCTTTCTCGAGCCATTGCCGAAAATTTGTGAGCCTCGCAGAGCGCGGTTCCGTCGAACGTTGCGCGGGGGCTGGTGACAAAAACTAAAAAAGGAGAAATGTGATGAGCAATATCAAAGCACTTCGCCAGCGCGCACACGAGCAAAAGAAAGCGCTCCGTGCATTGCTGGACGGGGCCGCGGCCGAAAACCGCGACCTGAACGAAAGCGAGGCCACGAAGTATGAAGACGGCCTAAAGGCTCTCGAAGCGATCGAAAAATCCATCGACCGCGAAGAAGCCTTGCTCGATCGCGAGCGTCGTATGCCCGCAGTCGAGGATGCCAACGAGGCTGCTGCTGCGGCGGCGGGTACCCCGGGGCAAGGCACCGGCTTCACGCGACTTGGCGAATTTCTCAAGGCCGTCGTGATGCACGAACGCACCCGCGGACGCAATTCCGACCCGCGTCTGCAGGCTGCGGCCAGCGGAATGAGCGAAGCCGTGCCTTCTGACGGCGGGTTCCTCGTCCAGAAGGACTTCTCGTCCGAACTCATCATGCGCGTCTATCAGACTGGGCAAATTGCCTCGCGCGTGCGCCGGATCCCGATCGGTCCGAATGCCAATGGCGTTAAAATCAACGGAATCGATGAGGATTCCCGCGCTGACGGCAGCCGCTGGGGAGGCGTGCTTGCATACTGGGTGAATGAGGCCGATGCCTTCACCGGCACCAAGCCGAAGTTCCGCCAGATCGAGCTGCAACTCCAGAAGCTGATCGCCCTCTGCTACTCCACGGACGAGCTGCTCAATGATGCCGCAGCCCTCGAAACCGTCATTTCTCAGGCGTTCGCCGAGGAAATGATGTTCAAGGTCGAGGATGCCATCATGAACGGAACCGGCGCCGGCCAGCCTCTCGGCTTGCTGAATAGCGGAGCGGTAGTCCAGGTGGCGAAGGATGCCGCCGATACCACCGCGACCATCTCCACGCTTGACGTTCTGAACATGTGGCAACGCCTCTGGGCTCGCAGCCGCCAGAACGCCGCATGGTTCATCAATCAGGACGTCGAATCGAAACTCTATCCCCTCACCTTGGGCACCGGGACGGCGGTGCAGTTGCTCTATACGCCTCCTGGCGAGAACGGAAATCAATACGGCATGCTTCTCGGCCGTCCTGTGATCCCCTCCGAGCACCAAGCGACGCTCGGAACGCCCGGCGACATCGTGCTGGCCGATCTCAGCCAGTATTTGCTTATCGACAAGGGCGCACCGCGGCAGGATTACTCCATCCACGTCCGCTTCCTGAACGACGAGGGCGTGTTCCGCTTCGTCTACCGCGTGGACGGCCAGCCGGCCTGGAAGAAAGTACTGACACCGAAGAACGGAACGAACACTTATGCACCGTTCGTCTCGCTCGCGACACGTCCGTAATCTTCGCACTCGGTAGAGGGCCGCGTTCCGCATGGCGCACGCGGGCGAAGAAAGCGCCATGCAAATTCCGGGGCGGCAAAGGGCCGCCCCACAAAAATCTTTTCGAGGAAGGAGCCTCAAATGAAGGGTTTTGTAATTTCAGAGCAAGGTCACTTCGTGAACATCCTGGCGCCCGTAGACATTACGGGAGGCAAGACCGCTCAGGCGTTCTCGATGAAGAAGTATCAGCACGCGAGCATTTTGATCCAAGTCGGAGTTTCGGCTGCGGCCTGGACGAAGATTCTCGTGAATCAATGCACCGACGCTTCGGGCTCGAACCCGGTGGCGATCCCGTTCAGCATCTATAAACAGGAAACCGCCGGCGCGTCGAATGATGTGCTGGGAGCGCGTACTGCGGTGGCCGCAGCCGGCTATACTCCATCGGCGAATGACGGGATCTTCTACGTCATCGAACTCGATGCGAATGAGCTCGCCGACGGTTCGCCCTATGTGCAACTCCAACTGACGAACGGCGCGAACAGCGTCATCGCCAGTGCGGTTGCGATCCTGTCCGGTGCGCGTTTCGCCGAGACGCAGAGCCCGACCGAAACGACCTAAACACAATCCACGAGCGCGCGCCGGTTCTGTCCCCGCCGGCGCGCTGCTCTTTCTGAGGATGCCCAATGTTCATTCGCATGAAGATAGGCCGCTACGCCGGAGAAGTCCGCGAGGTGAAATTCGCCGACGGTCGGCAGCTAGTGGATCTCGGCCGCGCAGAGCTTTTAGATTCAAGTGGATCCGCCGCGGTAGCAGTGCCCGCAAGGAGTGAAAATGAAAATCAAACTTCTCGAAGAGATCAGCCGCCCGCTGTTCGCGACAAAGGGCGAAATAAAAGACGTCCATGAGCCAGTGGCGATCGACCTAATAAGGCACGGCTACGCTGAACTCGTGACCGAGGCCGACGAACCGGCCGGCGAAGATATCGTCGAAACTGCTGACGATGCCGCGGAGCCCGAGAAGTCCTCTGTGGCGAAAAAATCGAAGGCGCATCGCAAATAAACTTCCATGTCATCTATCGTCGTCCAAACTCCTCCGAAGGCGGAGCCGCTGACGCTCGCCCAGGTGAAGCTCCATTGCCGGATAGTCAACACGGATGAGGATGCGCTGCTCGGCGTCTATATCACCGCTGCGCGCGACCTGGTTGAAAGCGAATCCGGCCGCAGCCTGGTGAACAAACTCTATCGCCAGTCACACGACGTCTTCCCCCATCAGCATGAAGGAAGTGGTTTCGGGGCCGCCGGCTATTATTACAATGCGCCGCGCCACACCCACAGGCACCGCACAGATCATCTAGCGATCAAGCTCTTGCGCTGTCCGCTGGTGAACGTCGCGAAAATCAGCTACATCGGCACGGACGGAGCCTCGCACGATCTCTTTCCAACTCCAGAGGCCTGGCGCGCGCTCACGGAGTACGAAATCGGAGATCAGATCGCGGCGAATGGCTTTTTGCAGCAGGTTAGTGCGATCACGGAATCCGAGACCGGCGGATCTTCACAGTCAGGTGCATCGACTCCGACGTGGAATGCGACACTCGCCGGAACGACCGTTGATGGCGACCTGACCTGGACGAACAAGGGCGCTGCACCGACCGGGGACTTCACCATGGACCGCGATTCGGAACCTCCGCGACTTTTGCCTCTTAATTTGCAGGTTTGGCCGCTGACACAGCATGTTCCGAATGCCGTGGACGTCTTTTTCACCGCGGGCTATGGCGATGATGCCGCCGACGCTCCCGCTGCGCTGAAGGTGGCCATGATGCAGCTCGTCAGTACCTGGTATCAGAACCGCGAATCGGTCAGCCATTTGGTCATCAATCCGATTCCGGACCACACACAGACTTTAATTTGGAGCCAGCGCGTCGTCGACTTCTCACCTACGCGTTGAGGGAGCAAATGAAATGATCGAACGATTGAACTTCAGCGAACTCGTTGGAGCCTTCACACGTAAGAGCCGCGCGGCGCAGGATCATTTGAGGTTGCGCAACGTGGTGGAAGTAGTGGTGCGCGACAAGGCCGGCAACGTCAAAAGCCGCAGCAAGACGACGAACATGCGCGTGAATGGCGGTGCGGATTTTTGGGACACGCAATTATTCACTACTTCACCCGGCGGAGCCGGTGCCACCTTCATCGGCCTAACCACGGACGCCACCGCGCCAGGCGCGACCGACACCACG